CCGCGCCCGGATCGGAACGCTGGCAAGAAGAATTCCCAGAACAAACCCTTCTCATCGGTGTGGATGGAACTGTCAAATGATCGTGAGATCCTGCGAGAATCCGGGTTTGACGAATTTCCTTACGCCGCCGGGGTGTGGATGCTGGTCGGGTCCGACAACTATGGTTCCGGCTCTCCTGGGCTGCGGGTAATCCCTGACGTCAAGATGCTTCAAGACATGGAAGACTCATGCCTGTTGGCCACACACCGGGAATTGGACCCTCCGATTCAGGCCCCGGTGTCGCACAAGGGTGAGCCGATCAAGCGCAACGCTGGAGGCATCACCTATTACGAGGGTCAGGGGGGCGAAGGGTACAAGAGACTCTACGAGTTCAAGTTCGACCTTAACGCCGGGGAGTTGAAGTCAGAAGCCATTCGCAAGCGAATCTACAAGGGGATGTACAACGATTTGTTCTTGGCGATCATCCAGGAATCGCAACGCGGAACCCCGCCGACGGCAACACAAATTCTCGAAATGAAAGCCGAGCAAATGCTCCAACTCGGTCCGTTCATTGAGCGGCAAGAGGATGAGGTACTAGATCCCATTGTTGTGTTCACAACGCTGCGGATATTGCAACGGCCGTGGATTTACAATCTGCCGCCGCCGCCCGAGGAAATTTCCAGTCAGCCGTTCAAGATCGAGTACATTTCGCTGCTGGCTCAGGCGCAACGCATGGTGGGTATCAAGACCATCGATGAGACGGCCCAGTTCGCCGGGGGAATGGCAGCGGTAAGCCCGTTGGTTCTGGACAATTACGATTTTGACGAAATGGCCAGGGAGCGCGCGGATCTCGTCGGGTTACCGGCCAAGTGCCTACGAAGCGAGGACGAGGTGATGGAGGTCAGGAAGGCCCGCGAACAGGATCAAGCACAAATGGCTCAGGCGCAAACGGCGCAAGCGGCAGTCGAGGGGGTGAGAGCTCTCGGCCAGACGCCGATGAACCCGGAAGACCCGAACGCGCTGACGGAGATTATCCGAGGCCTTGGCGGTGAGGAGGCGGTCGGTGGAAACGCCTAGGGAGCGCATACAGAAGCGGTTGGAGGCACGCGAAGCCGTTCACTCGCTTGAGCTGCAGGAGGCTTACCGACTGACGTTCGAGACGCCTCACGGGCGCACTGTGCTGCGGGATATGATTTTGTCCGGGCATTTTTTCGAGACTACTTGCACGGGCAACGCATGGTCTCATTTCTACGAGGGAGACCGCAACCGCGTGCTTAGAACGATGAGTTTCATCCCCGGCATCGTGGGGGGAGTCCTGGCGGAGATAATGGCCGACCGTCAGGGGGAACTTAACTTGGCTGCGGCGAAAGCCGTCAGCGTAGAATAGAGGAGCTTTTATGGGAGACAATTTGCAACCGGGCGCAACCGGAACCCCTACGGGTAACACCAATGCGGACGGCGCGGCTACGGTGCAAAATCCATCGTTCATCGAGAGTTTGCCCGAAGACATCCGTGGGCACGAGGCAATCAAGAACTTCGACTCCGCGGAAAAATTGGCTCGTGCGCACCTGGAAACCTTGGGCAAGGTAGTGATCCCGCCGGAATCTGCGGACAAGTACGAGATTACGATCCCTGATGGCAAACAGGTGAACCGGGAGTTCATGGCCGGGTTCAAGACCTGGGCGCACGAGGCGGGGCTTTCGCAGAAGCAGGCGGAGACGCTGGCCGCGAAGTATATCGCGTTCGAGGACGCGCAACTTGCTGCTTACTCCAAGGCCGCAGAGGCTCAGGTCAACGCGGTCAAGATCGAGTGGGGCGATAAGTTCGACGCAAACGTTGCGATCGCGCACAAAGCCGTCGAGCAGTTTTGCACGGCCGAGGACAAGAGGTATCTCGACGAATCCGGACTGGGGAACAACCCGACGCTGGTTCGGATGTTCTACAAGATCGGGCTTGCGATGAACGATGACACGATGGGGCAGGGACGACAGGGTTCGGCGGGACAGCAAATGCCGAGAACGTCGGGCGGAACGCCGCAACTGAGTTTTCCGTCCATGCAACCCAAGTAGCGAAGCCCGCGTAACCCGGCTTAGGGTTCGGGAACGCTTATTAACACCTCCAGACTGTCGTGAGACAGACAAAGGAGCTTACCGGAAATGGCGACTGTTGCAGTTCAAAACATGCTGACCCTGCTTGAGTTGGCGAAAAATATCGACCCAAGAGGACAGCAGGCTATCGTCGCGGAGATTCTTACCAAAGTTAACAAAATTTGGGACGATATCCCGTGGTTCGAGGCAAACGACATCTTTTCCCACGTGACCGCTCAGGAATACTCGGAGCCGGAAGGCGAACTGAGAACTCTGAATGATGGCGTGGGCCTTGAGGATTCGCAGACCGTCAATATCCGCGATGTCCTCTGCATGATCGAGTCCTATTGCGATTCGGATATCGCGCTCGTGAACGCCGCTCCGAACCCCATGTCTTTCAGGAACGGTCGTGCCCGCCGCTTCATTCGCGGCATATCCAAAACCTTCATTACGAACCTGTTCTACGGGAACAACGGAACCGATCCCAAAAGTTTCAACGGGTTGGCTGTCCGTCTTGACGCACTGTCTCAGACCAATGTGGTTGACGGCGGCGGAACCGGTTCGGACCTGACTTCGGTGTACGTCGTGCGGTGGGGCGAAGGCATGGCCAACTGCCGGTATCCTCGCGGCTCAGGCATCGGCGTTCAGCATCGGGATCTCGGAGAGGTAACGGCTGAAACCGCTGCGGGAAAGAAGTTTCAGGCGTACCGCGATTGGTTCAAGGTCCACGGCGGGCTGGTCGTGGAAGACGACAAGTGCATAGGCCGGTATGCCAACATCGAGTCGGCCGGGGCGTCCAACACGTTCGACGAAGACTATCTTATCGAGCTCATGAACCTGATGAGCGCCGATGACGACTGGTCCGGCGCTGCAATCTACTGCAACGCCACCGTTCGAACGCAAATGGAAATCCGGGCCAAGGACAAAACCAATGTCAATTATTCGTTTAGCGACGCTTTTGGCGCCGGGCCGGTACTCACCTTTCGCGGGGTTCCGGTGCGGTTGTGCGAAGCGATCCTGAACACCGAGACTGCGATCAGCTAGGCGCGGGAAGGGGGAAATACCATGTCCATTATGGACGCTTTTGGAATTTTTTCGGATGAGCAGGCTCTTACCGCGACCGCAGACAGCGAGACCACGCTTGATTTCGGCGCGGGCGCGGATGCCTGGGGCGCTGCAAAAGCCGCTCCCGAACTGGCCGACGGCAAACCGCTTTGGCTGAACGTCATGGTTCAGACCGAGTTGGATTCGGCCGGGGATGCCGCGACTCTCACCGTGGCGCTGGCAACGTCCACCGACAACAGTTCGTTCTCGAACAAGTTGGCGACGGCGGCGATTGCAGAGGCGAGTCTCATTGCGGGGTATTGCATCCTGGCGGTGCCGCTGCCCACTGGTTTGTCGCGGTATAACAAGCTGATCTATACGGTCGGCACGGAGAATTTCACCAGCGGAAAGATTTCCGCGTGGATCGGGCTCGAACCGTATAAGGCGGCGTAAGGAGGATTTATGCCGAAAGTTCGTTGCACTGGATACTGGTGGTTCAACCGCACGTTGTATAAGGCCGGGGCGGAACTTGACGTTCCCGAGGGCACTTCGGTCCCGCGAGGTTTTTTCGTGGACGGCAAGGAAATCCCAAAGCTTCCCCGGAAGAGCGTCGTGGACGCCACCAAGGACGCGACCATCGAGCGCCTGAACACGGAGAATGCAGAACTCCGGGCGCAACTAAAAGCCAATCAAGACAAACTCGCCGCTCCGGCGCGAAGCCGGAAGGGTGATTTTCTGTAGGGGGTGAAACATGGGTGTGAAACTCAGAGATCCAAGGTTTTACGGAGCGAGCCCGATTGCACAGCCTTCCAGCTCAAAACAGGCCGCCGTCGCAACGACCGCGATCACCACGGCCGCGATCACCACGACCACGAACGCTTACGGCTATGCGACGACAACGCAGGCGAACAATATCGCCGTCATCGCTGACGCTTGTCGGACCCTGGTTAATCAACTTCGATCCGATCTGGTGACCCTTGGCCTGATCAAGGGTTCGTGATCATGATAAATCGTCGGCGGATAGCCCGCGCACGCGAAAAGGGTTTCCCGAGCCCCTGCCGCCGACGTCTATCGGGATACTCAACGGGGGAGTATGCATGAAGGTCTTTATCGCTACACCAACTTATGATGGGAAGGTCGTCAAGGGCTACGAAGCATCCTTGAAAGCAACCCTGGCCGAATGCAAACGAAACGGTTTAGAAGTGGAATGGAAGCCTTTTAGTGGGTGCTGCTACCTTCCGCTTGCCAGAAACAAGTTGGTCGATCAGTTCCTAAAATCCGGGGCAACCGATCTAGTGTTCATCGATGCCGACATCGAGTGGTTTCCCGACGACTTCTTTAGGTTGCTCTCGCACCCCGTGGACATTGTGGGCGCCGCGTATCGACACAAGACGTTTGAGGAAACTTACCCGGTATGGCTCCGAACAGATAGTGACGGGCGCCCGATTTTCGCGGGCCTGTCCGATCTCCTGGAGTGCTGGACTCTGCCAACCGGCTTTCTGCGTATCGCTCGGCGCGTGTTCGAACAGATGGACCTGCACTACAAAGACGCGCTTGAAGTGAAAGAGTTCAGCGGCGAAGCTCAATTGATCGGTGGGTTTCGGAACTACTTCGATACACGGCACGAGGGATATCTCTGGTGGGGTGAGGATAATTTTTTCTGCAAACGCTGGACGATGGAAATGTCCAGAAACCTCTACGTGGACCCGCATATCGTTCTGGTGCATTGGGGAATGTCGGCTTCAGGAATCGACGAACCGTTCATCGGAGATTACCACGACTATCTATCGCGGCTCCCCGGGGGTGCGAACGACCCGGGTTATCACGAGAACCGGATTGAGGGATACACTGCGCTTCGAGAACTTCAGTGGTTGTTCACCACGGCAAAAAGCATGGACTCGATTGTCGAGATTGGGTCATTTCGCGGGCGCTCCGCACACGCTTTGTGTTCCGGTACGCGTGGCCTGGTCTACTGCGTCGATCTATGGGACCACGACATAGCGGTCTGGAAGGACGCTAATGGGACGGAAACCAAATCGGTGAAGCTGGAGGATTTTCTCGAAAATATGCGGGGCTTCATTAACTGTGTTCCCTTTCAGGCGTCGAGCCTCGAAGCCTCGAAACGGCTTCCCGATATCGATATGGTGTTCATCGACGGAGACCACGGCAAAGAACAGGTCCGTGCTGACATTGATGCGTGGTTGCCCAAGTGCCGGAAGATCATCTGCGGGCACGACTACAACTATTACGGCTGGCCGGAAGTCGCAGCCGTGGTCGATGAGATTTTCGGCGACCGGGTGCGCTCCATCGGGACGATCTGGTACGTCGATCTGGAGGAATAAGCATGAGCGGTCTGTTCGGAACGCCGAGCATCCCGGAGCAGAAAAGCCCGTTGATTGAGGCAAAGTCCGTGGACGAGTCCGCCGCCAATGCCGCCGAAGCAGAGCGTAGAAGGCGGGCTGCGGCATACGGGCACCAGCAAACCATTCTGACGGCGGGCAAAGACCTGGGGAATGCCCCTGTGCGTCGCAAGACTCTTCTCGGGGGTGCGTGATGGCGTCGGAAACTGAAATCGCTGCGATGGCAATGGTTCTGCTCGGACAACCGCCGATCATCGATATCGATGACACGTCGGTCCCGAATGCCGTCAAGTGCAAGGCCGCGCTGCCGATAACCCGCGATGCGATGCTCCGGGAATATCCCTGGGCTTTTGCGATTGCGCGGATCGATCTGACCGCGGACGTATCGGCTCCGGCGTTTGGGTACTCGTACAAATTTCAGCTTCCGGCCGATTGCTTGCGCGTGCTTGGGGTCAGCGACAACAGCACGCCCTACGTAATCGAGGGGCAATACCTGTTCGCGGATGTCGATGCGATATCCGTCAGGTACGTACAGCGGGTCATCGCGGCGGGCATGTTCGATTCGCTGTTCACCGAATGCCTAGCGATTCGACTTGCTCGTGATCTGGCCTATTCGATTCTCAAAAAAGCCTCGATGGTGCAGGCTATGAATGATCTCTACCGCATGACGGCTCCGGTTGCGCGGGTCGTGGATTCCATCGAATCCCGCCGGGACGAAACGGACGATACGGCCGTCAGTTCCTGGGTCCAGGCGAGGAGGTAGCATATGCCCCCGGCACATCCCATGCAGACGTCGTTCAATGCCGGTGAGTGGTCGCCTCGGATGGACGGGCAGGTCGATCACGACAAGTACAGATATGCGTGCCGGAAGATGGAGAATTTCGTTTGCCTTCCGCAGGGGCCAGCGAAAAGTCGCCCCGGATTCAAATACGCTGCATCGACCAAACTCGGAACAGTCGCATCCCGGCTCATCCCTTTCGTGTTTTCCAACACACAATCCTATGTGCTGGAGTTCGGAAGGTACTACATCAGGTTCTATATGAACCGTGGGCAAATCGTATCCGGCGGCGTCCCATATGAAGTGGCGACACCTTATGCCGCGGAGGACGTCGCGGGGTTGCAATGGGCTCAAAGCGCCGATGTCATGTACCTGTTCCACCCTGACTATCCTGTTCATAAGCTGTCCCGCTCCGGGCATACGTCGTGGACGCTGACGCCTGTTGACTGGGAGGATGGGCCGTACCTGTCGCAGAACTCCGACATGGGTATCCACCTGAAATCTTCCGCGGTATCGGGCGCGGGCGCTACGATCACCGCGCAATACCGCTATGCATCGGATACGTTTGGAACCTGGGACGGGACACCGGCAGCTGCGGTTCCGGCGTTGACAACCGCGCTGCACGTTGCCGGGTGGATGTTCACGGCGCCGACCGATGGGTTGCTCCAGTCCGTTAAGGTGAATTGCGTATCCGGAGCAGCGGCGCCTGATCTGGTGACTGCTTACCTGTATTCCAATAACGCGGGTTCTCCGGGAACCTTGCGCGGAACCTGCACTGCCGCGGTAGACTTCGACGCCGCCGGGGAAAAGATTTTCACGTTCTCCAGCGAAGCCCTCACCTCGGGGCATGTGTATTGGATCGTGCTGGAGATTGCGACCCCGGATGATGCGGTAACTCTGGGTGCCGTGGCTCACGATGCGGCTTACGGGTCGGGCACGCACGCGACGACTATCACGTCCATCACGGACAACTTGGGCGCTGCAGGTGAGTTCCAGGCGGAGATCACATATCAACCGACGGGTGCCGCCAGCGTGTTCGAGGCGGGTCATGTCGGGTCTATCTGGCGAATGCGGCATTCCGGGCAGAGTTTGAGTCACGGATTCGGAAGCGTAAGTTCCTCGGCGGCTATTCAAATCCACGGAGAATTCACCGTGGATATCACGGTTGATGCAAGCTGGGAGGGGCGGGTAATCCT